CAGAATAACTGCATATAGTGTGACAAGTGAAGGTCTTGGCGGATGGTGGCGACGTGCTCACTTGCTTGCTGGTCAAGTCTCTAAAGGTGCAGATGTGGCTGAAGTTGATGCAACTAGTCCGCTTTGTAATGTGATTTTTAACAAGGTGGATGAAGGAAAACGTTCAATAATATATGTGTTGTACTCAGATAACAAGTTCGTGCCAAGTGGTTACAATCTGGTTATGTATCATGGTTTGACTTCTGTTGAAGAAATCTGGCCTCTTTTGGTTGATGTGGATGGTGTCGTAAATTTGGCAACTGGTCCTATGAAATTGGTTAAACCTGGTTATTCACCACCATCAGCAGAGGCAATATTGATGGATCCCATCTTGAACTATGACTTTAGTTTGGACTTGTGGTGTGGACGAACGATTCGTTGTGCTGAACATGGAGCGAGAATTCACTCCTACTTTAAGTGTAAGAGACAGTTGCAGAATGCGTTGAATGAACATCTGATTGGAACATTGGAAGGAAACAAATTTGTAGCTGGCTGTAAGAAATGTTTGGAAGCTTTGACTGTTAATTCATCTGGTATGTTGAAACATGCACGTTGTGGCAGAATGTCATCTTGTGGTGTGCCTCGTCATGCGATGCATGACCTTGGTTGTGATGCTGCAGTTCGTGTTTCCTGTCCTAATTGTCGTGAATGCCCAATGTGTGGTGCTAGAGGCAGAGCAGTTCAATCTGATTGTCATCTTGATACTTGGCATGGACCTAAGTGTAATAAGGGTTTGGCTTGTACTGACCAGAATTGTCAGGGTGATCATATGTTGACGTGTGAGCCGATAATAAAAATAGAAGATAAAGCTGATCTTGCGCGAATGGCTGATGAATATCAACAGCAACAGGAGTTTGATAGTGAGCCGCGTGGTTACAAGCGATATGATAAAGATGATGGTTACTATGGTGATGACTACGATAATAGATCAAAGCCTCGGTTACGAAGTGGTTTTACAGTGTGTGCTTATAGTCTTGAGTCTACGCATGCTGTGTTTAGTGTTCGTGAAGAACGTCGCGTGGGTCATATAATAGATCGTGATGGTACAGCTGAGGGAAATTCATCTTTGTTGCCTGCAATGGAAATTTATACCTCTCCTAAACCTAGAAATATTCGTGAATTGAAAGCACGACCTGGAACAATACACAATGTCAAACCTGAAGATGTTGCTGTTTTGGAATCATTTAGACTCAATAGTGTTACTATGACAGGTAATAGTACCACACAGATAAGTTCTGTAGATAGACGAAATACCTACTTTTTCACTAATGTTATTGCTACATACTCTGATCATGTCTTATACATGAACAAGTGTCCTGTTGGTCGTCTGCATGGTGCACATAGTGGCGCATGTTTGATATGTAGTAAAGAGGAACGGTCTCAATACATTGCAATTCCTTCAATAGTGCAACCTAACTTTCATGTTTTTTATGTGCTTACCTTCTTTACTGTTGGTATGCCTTGTGCTACCTGTGGTCATCCAAAGTGTGTCAGCGATGTGTTGCATGCTGGCTCTTTTGTTGCCACTCAGATAAATACTGACATTGCTAACAGCTCTACGTTGCGTGTTGAGACTGTATTGCCTGTTAAAATTAAAAAGGAAATAAATCCGGCGGTTGAAGGTGATCTTTATTCTGCTTTGATAAAAAGATACATAAAAATTGGAATTACTCCTTGTACTTGTAACGGCTTTGGAGTTTGCTGTGTGCGTGCATTGCTGCCAAGTATACAATCTAAACCTACAGATGAAGAAATTTTGACTCTGTACGATAAATTGAAAACAACTTTGACAGATTCTGATGTTCGTATTGGTAAGACGCTTTGGCGCAGTGCGATCAGCAGATTGAATATCTGTGCAAAGAATAAACGTGTGTCTGAAAATTCTATAAATACAGCTTCCGTTTATTTGCATTTTAACGGAATGAATGTTGGATTTAATCCTCCTATAATAGCTTCTAGAACAGCTGATTCCGAAACGAGTGAATCTTTGACTTTTGAAAATTTGGCATATTCTTTGGGTCGTGCATTTGACGTTAGTGATCTGCATTCTGTGCAAAGTCAGATCGCTTCTTTTTTACTGGTAAAGCCACACCAAGAGGTAAGTTCGTAGATTTCATGGCGAGATGTAGGAAACCTGGTGTGGCTCTTAATTCGACTACTCAATACTATTTTGGTGCGCAGCGTAGACTTGTGGCGACTCTTTGGGATTCGTATAGGCACAAATACTTCGATAGTAAGTGTTTGTCTGTGAAACCTGTGGAACCTGACTTTAACTTTACTCTTGAAGATGCTCAGCGTGATGTTGAGATCTATCAATCACTTCCAGTGTACCTTAGACTTGTAGATTATAGAATAGAACACAGATCAATACCTCTGAGTGGAATAGATGGTCCGTGTTTGATTCGACATCCTAGATCCCATTTTTCTTTTTTGACTTTGGCTGAATTAATTAGAAAGATGGCATGGCGTGAAATTAATGCAGAGTTGCAATCGATTAATCAAGCATTACCTTATCCTATGCCAAATTACAACGGGCATCATGTGGAGAAAGATAAATTTAACATCAGTTGGTTTTGCTGTGATGATTGTACTAATTACCTGAAATTTTTGGGTGCAAACGTTACATTTGGTTATCTGCTTTCGCTTAGGCAGATAAGTAGATTGTGTTATAGATATAAATTCATGGTTGATGCCCATGATGTTGACTTTTTTGGACTACATGACTTTGAAAATTTTAGGGAGCGTAAAGAGCATGATTGCGTCTTTGGATTTGAACGCTTACAGGATACAATGAGTGAAATTTGGTCTCATGTTGGATTGGGACTCTTCTCTTCTAATCATGTTTCACCTGGCACTGTTGATTTGTTTGGTAAAATGGCTGAGGCATTTGGTGGCCCTACTATTGAAAATTTGTATACTGCGTGCTGGGGAATTGCATTCGATGAACATACTAATTATAAATCTCGGCTGCATCATGAATACTGGTGTGATTTGACTTTAAATGAGCAGTGTGGATACATGTTGCCAATGCAATATTGTGAGATTGATGATGACACTGCGCGCTATATGCAGTTTCTTGAGCATATGCGTATTAATAATATGTATGATGGAAATAATCATATATCAAATTACGGATTTAATAATGGCCATATAGATGATTATATGGTAGGTGGACGTTGGTATGCAGATCTGGATACTTGTGGAGATTGTATAAGACATCGTCAATTACCTAGTGCTGAATTTAGGAAAGTGTATAAGGCAAGTAACCCTATGACTTATTTACCCATTGTCAAAGTGTCCTCTCAACCTATTGATCTAAACACAAATGTTCATCACCTTGGTTCCATTGATCCCACTGTTTTGCCAAATAGCATACCCATGAGTACTTGTCTTGTTCATGACGTTGAATTGCAGGAGAAGCTTGCCGAGGCTGGAATTAAGATCAATATGCCATATGCAGATAAAGATCCTGAAGGAATAGATATTGAGCATATGATTTATGCTGCAACTGAAGATACCTTGGAAGCTGATATGATGGCATCTGGGCATGCTCCTGCGGGCTGTGCTGGTAGTGTTATACACGCTTTTGTAATGCTGTTCTTGATGTCTGTGCATGAGGAAATGGGTAACATCTTTTATGATGAAAACGGTTATAGACCATCATTTACCGGTCCTGCTTATCAGGATGAATCGCCACGGACAAAGTCAGCAGGCTTTCCATTGAAGAACATTGGTCATGTCGGCATGTTTTATGATATACTGTCTGTCGAAGATAGAAACAAATTTCTTAAACATGCATTGCATAGCGCTGTGCCAACATTTACCAACGTGATACCAAAAGCTGGAAATGTTGTGAAGCTTACTAAGACTAGAACGAGGACTATTCAGTCGATGTGTGTGTTTGCTGCATTTGTCGGAAGAGCTGTAACGCAGGCAGTGCGAAAAGCTATCGTATTTTGCAGTAGTCGTATGCCATATAAAATTGGGTTGAATAAATTTTATGGTAACTGGGATAAATTGATTCGTAGTGTTTGGTGGCGCGATTCTCCAGATGCTATAGGTGGTGGTGCTGATTATCCACAATGGGAT